ACTGTGTCAGGTTGACGAATGCCTTGGTTGCTTTGAATTGTAGCTTCAAGTGCTTTTAGTACAACAGCACGTTGAGCTTTGCGTCCAAACTGTCCAACACCTTTCAAATCGTTAGGAGCATCAGACACCCAACGATCTGGAAAATAGTTAGTCATTGGTTCGCCTGCTGGGTATACATCGCCTGCTGTGTAGTGTGTATTCACTGCTGTGGTATCAATGTGATTAACAACATATTTCTTAACGTTAAATCCGCTGCGACGTAGATTAAACAACAATGTACCTTTTGGATACAATGCTGGATCTGGACAATCTGGATCAACAAAGTTGTATGTTAATAGTTTAGCAACTGAATCTGGCATTACATCATCGCCAGCGCCGCTCCAGCGAGCATCTGCAAACACAATGCCTTCTGTAGTAGTTTGGTCAGCATTGTCTACCAGTACCCATTTTTGAGTAAGACCATTGAACTTGTATATGGTAGGATAAGCTTCAGTGTCGTGTGGATCAATCCAAAGATCACCGTTAGCCAGTTGTCCGCCGGTACTTTGTTCGGTAGGTTGTGTGCTGGTAACAATTGGTCCGTTAGGATCTGTTACCTGAGCTGCGCCCACTGCATATATTGATTGATTGTAAGTTTGCGTAGTTGCATCCAAATAGCCCACCCAGTTGAAACCGTTGTGGAACATGATGTCCACTTCGTCAGTTGTGGTATTATACCACAATGTACCATCACTAGGAGTTGAAGTTGGAGCAGTAATACTTGGTGCTGCAAAACCATTCCCTGTCAATCCCACGGTGCTTGCCCACAAACTAGCAATATACACTGAGCTATCGGCCCAAGTGATGCCGCTTTCTTGATTTTGATCAATAACCACAGCTGATGTGTTGTAGTGCGGGGTAACTCCCACTGTGAACAGCTTGTCCAATGTAAATCCGTCGTCAACAAACACAATATCGCCGCCGCTGTTGTGTGCAATAGTGATTGTGTTATTGCTGTTCAATGTGGCCGACACATTAGTTCCAACCAGTTGACCTTGAATAGCCAACAGCAATGCTTGCGCATCAGCAACTGCATTGCCCACAGCAGTAAATCCAACCACTGCAAAGGAAGTCAATTGGCTTGAACCTGATTGTGTCACTTGGATACCAAACTGGTAAAGGGAAGTAGTAGTAGTGAACGGTGAGCCTCCGCCGCCATTATGTGGTGGGAATGTGGAGTTACGAATTACCGCAGTGGTCACAGCAGTTTTGCCAGCACCTGCACGATAATACAGTTTGAAATCCGCATACGGTGTATCAGGATGCTCATCGTCGTTGTACTTCACAAACAAGGTGTTGGCCGGTAAGTTGATTCCTCCGCCCACTGGATCCAGTTTGGCCAATGCTTCATAAGTTGATTCAAACATTTTTACTGGCTGTGAAACCCAACTTTCTGTAGCCAAATTGTATTTTTTCACGACCCATAGCGCACCAAGATTTACTGGAGTTGTTTTGATCCAAACACTGCCAAATGGTACACCATTTGCTGTTCCCACATTGTTAAATGTGCCATATTCTGGAACCATGGTATGCGGGCTGATACTCAACATTGGTGACAGATACACATTGTTGGTGGAACCGGTTGGGCCACCATTCAATCCCAATTTGTCTGCCGAAGTACCGCTGATAGTGATACTGCCTAGAGGAGCATCGCCGTAACCTGCGTTAGTGCCATCGCTGTAAATGTTCAAATAGCCGTTGATGCTGGCAGCGGTGATTCCGTCTGGCAACAAGTTGTTGATAGCAGCAGCAAGAGCAGTAACAGTTGTTACGCCAGTAACACTGGTGCCATTAACAACCAGTGCATCGCCCACCAACAATGTGGCATTGGCTGTGCTTGCTGTAACAGTTGGCCAAGCTGCTGACCACTCTGGAGTTCCAACTTTCACCCAAATGCCTGCGGCTGTGTCAGTTTGATATTTTTTTGTCCACAAAATGTTCAGTGTGGTAACGCAAACCATGGCATAGTCGCCAAGTGCGCCAACACTTGGTAATGGTGCATAAGTGACATCGTTTACCATGTTTATGTCAGTGATTACTATCACACTTTGATGAGCAAATGTTTGACCTTCTGGTGCAGTAGCTGGACTTGAATTCCATTCAAATACACCAAAGTTGGAATCGCCTACATCCAACCACCATGTGCCGTCTTTTGGCAATCCGAGCGGAGCTGTGGCACTACCGGTAAGTTGTTTGGTGTCCACATCTGCACGAACCACATAAGCCTGGTTGCTTACACCCAAGAAGCTGTATGCAGCTTGTAGGCCGTATTCGTTTATTTCTCCTGCATTTACAGGATTGTTTTCTGCATCAGTTTCAAAGTAAGGAATACCAAAAGTGCTTCCTAAATCTGCCTGACTTGTCATCAAGTAAACTTTGCCAGCATTGGCTTTGGTTGTGCCTTGAGCAATACCAGTACCAGCTGAATTTTCTTTGTTTTGTTGACTAGCAACAATAATTAAAGGGACTGTGCCGGGTGCTGCGGGAGTATAGAACGATTCGTCTACTACTGTTACGCTTACGCCGGGTGAACTAAGTTGAGCCATATTGTAATCTCCATAAGTGCATGCTTCTTAAATGTATTTAGTGTTTTATAGAGTTTTATACCCGATATAAGCCGTTAAAATTGACAGGAAAGGTCTTAAAAGGCATAAATATTTTTTTACAAAGGTCTTAAAAGGTATGCATCCAGATTTATTAAAAAACAAATACACGACATGGTACGGTATATTTATTACTAATTGTAAAATGCGTGTTAAACCAACTATATACACCGAATCACATCATATTCTTCCTAGAAGTCTAGGAGGAACAGACGATCTTGCTAATTTAGTATATCTGACGGCAAGAGAGCATTTCATAGCTCATCTATTGTTATCTAAAATGTATACAGGTATTAGCGGAATAAAAATGGCGCAAGCAATTGGGGCTATGTCAATGCAGGGCATAGACGGAAAAAGAACCAAATTAAATTCTAAAAAATATGCTCTTGCAAAATCGTTAATTAATAAAATATATCAGAAAACAGGCAAAGCATATCAAAGAGAAAAAACTATTCAAGATGAAATTCTATCAGAATATACTGATTTGGATAAAGTATTCAATCGGGGCACATGCAAAATGTGTGGGATTCGACCAAGAACTGTTAACTACATAAAGGCAGGCAAGACTTTTTATAGATCTATTTGTAGTGTTTGCAAGCCCGGAAAAGACAACACTAATATGCCGCAGTGGATGTTTGACGGATACAAAAAATTAACAACTTGTGAAATTTGTAATTTTAAATCAAAATTTACCGAACAATTGCTTGTAACTAACGAACATAAAAAATATAAAACAGTTTGTTTGAATTGCCAGGTATCTATTAAGCTGACTCCGCCAAAGCTGAAACCAGATTTTTAACTTGAGAAAACAAATCATCAATGCTGTTGTTGTTGTCTAACTCGGCATCAAACGCTGTGCCCACCCATGCAGTTTCGCTGGCATGTATTTTGCGTAGTTCCATGCGTTTTGTGGCCAACGCCCAATTCATACATTTGATACCTGCATTGATATCCAAAGCGTCATGATACCAATCCGGCTCGGGTCCGCGCTTCACACGAATAACAATGCCTCCTGCATCCTTGATGGATTTTATCTCGTTGGGGAATCTGCAATCGCTGATAACAATATCATCTTTACTGTTGCGTAACTTGTTTTCAAGACTAGCTATCCACATGTCATCATGAAATCCGTTTCTACAAACTTCAGTGCCCCAGTGTTGCAGGACCCACCTTGGGGTTAGATCCGGTATGTTTAATCGTTGACTCCACCACAGATCCACTTGCTCTCGCCATTCTCTAGCTTGATTGGTACGACCTTCCAGCATCATGCGATCCCAACCAAACACAGCACTAACTGCATCTTTAAGACTGTTGGCAAATGATTCGCGTCTAAATCCGTGAAAGTTTGTGAGATAATCGGCAACTGTGTCTTTGCCAGAACCAATAAAACCGCATACACCTATGATCATAGAGTCCCCTTGAGTTACTCTAGTATATAACACTTTTATTACATGGTCAAGAGATTTGTTATCCAGTTACAAAATAGTAGCCAGTACCGCCTGAAATCAAAGTTTCCAGTTCTTTATCGAGACGCTCGAGATCTTCTTTTCCGCTTGATTTGAGATCGCTGCCATTCATGGAGATAGGACTGCCAGGTCCAGCAATGCTGGCAAATTTACTGCGGGCCTCGCCCAACATTATTTTGCAAGTGGCCAATGCATAATCTTTTAGCCACTGTTTGGCATAGGTATCTTGTAGCAAAACCCAGTCTGGTCTAAAATTGTAACTTTGCACTAGGATTTGCTCGCCTTGTGCAAACGGGCGCTGCAAGATATCCAACAAATGGCTGGTTGGTTTCCAATTGAATTCAATATAGCTACCAAACATACGACCCACCAGCTTTTGATAACCAGCAAAAGCATCATATGTGGCCAGGCCTCCCATCATGCTGCCACTCATCAAGTAGGTGTTGGTATAAGCTAGGTTAAACGGCTCAAATAAAGTACCGCCCGCACCAATTCCACTTCGGCTGCCAATAGCTCTACGAAACACTTGGCGCACTGTGATAACTTCATCAGGCAATCTATATTCATTTTGATCCTGTATTAGTTCAAGAAACATGTAGCTTTCTTCCACTGCATTGGGACTGCGCTGACGAAATCTGTTCAGTGCTCGATCTAGACCAGTTTCTAAATGTATAGGGTCTAATTCTACTTCAATCATGCCATCGCCCAGCATGGTTTTAATATACTTGAATACGGCATTTCTTTCTATAGTACTATTAGATTGTGTACTTGGTGCTTGATCGTCCATGTTTTGGTCCCTCTTGTATATTTATCAACGATAAATATGTTTAACAAGGAGAATTAAAATTCCACGCCTGAGTCTTTATAAACCCGAACGGGGCATTGATTACAAATTCATTGACCGTCAAGTGTCTGAAATGTTTCAAGTTGGAGGCACAGATGTATACTGGCACAAGTATCTCGGTGCCAACAATGATCCCAGCATGGCTTCGGCTGACAAACCTGTATATGCCAACACCAATCCTGCGAATATTCAAGATCTCTTGCTGTTAGAAAACCGTGATAGAACCTATGATAAAGTGATTTACAAAATTCGCGGTTTGTACAATGTGCAAAACATTGACTTCAATCTCAGTCAATTTGGTCTATTTATTGACAACGACACCCTGTACATGACGGTGCATATCAATGACTTTGTTCACTATGTGGGTCGCAAGCCCATCAGCGGGGATGTGCTGGAATTACCGCATCTGCGTGATGATTTTGCCTTGAATAGCTTTGATATTGGCATGCCTAGATACTATGTGGTAGAGGATGTGGGCCGTGCAAGTGAAGGTTTCAGCGTGACTTGGCATGCGCACTTGTACAGACTCAAACTCAAAAGAATAACGGATAGCCAACAATTTCAGCAGATATTTGACCAGCCCGCAACGGATGCCAACGGCGATCCTACCAACAATACCTTGAGAGACTTGATCAGCACCTACAACACTGAATTGAGTATCAACGATGCTGTGGTGCGTCAAGCTGAAGCAGATGCTCCTCTAAGTGGATACGAAACCCGGCAGTTCTACACTCTTAATATTGACCCTACAAATGGTACACCTGTTATACAAACAGCTGATCAAGAAACAATTGATGTCAGCGTGGCCAGTCAATTGGCCAGCGGCACCTATGGAGTAGGACAAAAGACTGGCTATCAAGGCTATCTGGTAGGAGATGGATATCCTATCAATGGTTATGCTTTTGGATTTTGCATACAATTTCCTGTGAATCCTGGAGCAGATGACTTCTTTTTGAGAGTTGATTTTTTCCCTAATAGACTATTTAGGTATGACAATTCATTTAATTCTTGGATAGCTGTTGAAGATGCAGTGCGCATGACCATGACGCAAACTGACACTCGCGGCACACTGAAAACTGGTTTTATAAACAACACCAGTTGGACCTACAACGAAGAAGTTGCCAAAGACTTTGTTACCGCTACAGCTGGACAATATGTGATTAATACCCAGGTGCCCAACACTATAAGTGCCAAATATCTGGTGTTCAAAATCAAAGTTTCGATACCCGGTGTAAGTGAGTTGGACTATGTTATTGCGGATCACCAGTACTTGCTTTCAACCTATCAGTATGTGAATACAACTGGGATTGCAAGTAGTAAATACAGGATCACATTGCCTGTTATAGATGGCGTGCAACAGACTTTGGCCTATGCAGGTCAGTGGACCATTACTTTCTACAATCACAGAGAAAGTCAACGACAAAGTCTCAGCAAGGCTCTTAGACCCAGTGCAGATTTTTAAGGATAATTAAATTGGAATTCTTCTATGATGGTCAGATAAGACGATATATTACACAAACAATCCGTGTGTTCAGCAACTTTGTGGTGCAATATGGTGACGGCAGCTTGCACCGTATTCCTGTGATGTACGGTGATCCTGACAGGCAAGTGGCCAACATTATCAGCCAAAACTCGTTGGGCAACAAGGTAAACAGCGTGCCTAGAATTGCCATCTATGTTAGTGCATTTGCCTTGGACAGAGACAGGTTAGCCGATTCGTCCTATGTGGGCAAAATGCACATAAGAGAAAGAAGCATGCAAGTGGATGAAACGCCAGGCAGCCCCACTTTTGGCCAGATGATTTACAATCAAGAACAAGGCCGTAATTACACCATAGAAAGACTCATGCCCACGCCTTTCAAGTTAACCATGAAATGTGATGTCTGGTCAAGCAGTACCGAACAAAAACTACAGATCATGGAACAGATACTGGTGCTTTTTAACCCTAGTTTAGAAATACAAACCACTGACAACTATATAGATTGGACCAGTCTAAGTGTATTGAATCTCAATGACATCAACTGGAGCAGTCGAAGTGTGCCAGTTGGCAACGACAGCCCAATTGAGGTTGCCACTATCACTCTGGATACCCCCGCATGGATTAGTCCGCCTGTCAAAGTAAAAAGATTGGGTGTTACTACAAAAATTGTTTCCACCATATGGAACAACAACAAAACCAGCAATGACAATTACATTGAAGGTTTGGCGTTTGATCCTATTGGGCCAACCAATAAGTTTGATACCAGCATTGTGTCTATTCCTGGCACATTAACAAACAACACTATTGAAGTTTATGGCAATGACATTATTTTGCTTAATCCTTCTGAGAATCTACTGCCAGCAGAACCTACTTTTGAGCGTCGACAGCGACAGGGAACTCCGTTGAGTTGGTTGCCCATATTGACCAGCACTCCTCACAAGTATGTGGCTGGCGCCAGCAGTATCTATCTCACACAGTCTAATGGCACTTTAGTGGTCGGCACTTTTGCTATTAATAGTCTTGATGAAACCAAACTATTGGTTGAATGGAACCCTGATACCCTAGTATCCAACACTGGCATAGACAGCAACGGCATTGTAGAAGGCTACATGGGGTACAATGGTATTGGTAGTTACCGACCAAACAGCCCAGGCACGATAGATGCCATTGTGAATCCTTTGAATTTTAATCCTAGAAAATCAGGTACTCCCACAACTGGTGCAAGATATCTACTGGTTGAGGATGTGGGCTTTGCAGGGGCGCCTGCCAACCCTGTCACTGGAGCACCTGCTGTGCCGCCCACTGAAACACAGGCATGGGGACTGCTGCTGGCCAAAGCCAATGACATTGTGGAATGGTCTGGATCTCAGTGGCATGTAATTTTTGAAGCAAGTCAAAACTCCACCACAATGGTATGGCAGACTAATATATACACTGGAGTTCAGTACAAGTGGGATGGCATTCAATGGAAAAAGAGCTTTGAAGGTGAAT